TAGTATATTTTCAATACGTTTGTTGGTCCTATAAATTTTTGTGTCAGTCTCGTAACCGGGAATGTCGGCGGCCATCATCGCGAACATATCCATGTTTGTTTTTAGTTTGTTTTTATTTTTGTTTTTTTTGTTTTGTTTTAGTTTTTGTTTTTAGAAGTTAGTAAGGTTTTTAGAAGGTTTGTAGAAGATTTGCTGGTTGTTTGGAGGTATTGATTTGTTAATAACAAATATATAAATGTCTATATTCAATTTTTTTTATGTAAAATAAAGTGAATATTTATAGTAAAATATAATTAACTAAAATATACTTATATTATATGTCTAAAATTTTGAATAAGGATGGAGACTTATTAGATTTTGAGTTGGAACAAAAATATAAAACCCCATTTATTAGAAAAATGTTAATACCCTCGAGTTCGATTACTCGTGTAGAGTTAAAGATAGCATCCCTTATTCAAAAAAATCCCCATCCAAATCTAGTAAATGTCTATAAGATTTCTAAAAGTCCACCTTATATAGATTATCAATTATTAGATACTAATTATTCAGTCTCTAAAAAAAATAGGTCAAATTATATTGATAATATACGACAGGGAATCTTACATTTACACAATTTAAATGTAGTTTATATTGATTTTAAAAATAGTTATGGGGATAATATTGGATATGATAAAATATCAAAAACATACAAGATATATGATTTTGATGTTTCGGGTGTAACAAAAGGAAATAAAAAGGAATGGTTTAAGCTTTATACTCCACCAGATTATTTTAATTATAAAAAATTTTTAGAAATATGCAATAATCCAATAAAGATTTCTAAAAAGTCGAATAAAATCGAAAAAACAATATCTGATATTTGTAACAAAGAAGTTCTAACAAAAATAGATGAAGTCTTATTTTACTTAGATTATAATGAATTCTTATAAATTCTAGAAATCAGCATCAAGCACAATGTCTTTGTTGGTTGTACCATCAACCTTAACATTATTTTTAGAGTATTCACCTACTCTTTTTTCGAAGAAGTTAGTTTTACCTTCCATAGAAATCATTTCCATCCAAGTAAATGGGTTAACAACATTATAGAGTTTATCATACCCAAGTTGTAGTAGAAGACGGTCTGCAACGAATTTAATATATTGTGTCATCATACCAGAATTCATACCAAGTAGTTTACATGGAAGAGATTCAACTATAAATTCATTTTCAATCTCTACAGCCTCACAAATAATTTCATAGATTACTTCCTGAGACAATTTTTCTTCAATACTAGAATAGAGTAGACAGGCAAAATCTGTATGGAGACCTTCATCACGACTAATGAGTTCATTACTAAAGCATAGACCTGGTAGAAGACCACGCTTTTTCATCCAGAAAATAGAGCAGAATGATCCAGAGAAGAAGATACCTTCTACACAGGCAAATGCAACAAGCCTCTTGGCAAAATTAGAGTTCTGGTCTGTAATCCATTTTAGAGACCAATCGGCTTTCCTTTTAATACATGGGATAGTTTCGATGGCATTAAACAGTTTTTTCTTTTTATCGTCGTCTTTAATATAGGTATCGATAAGAAGTGAATATGTTTCAGAATGGATATTTTCCATAGCAATCTGAAGACCATAGAAACATTTGGCTTCAGGGATAGAAACATCACGGAGGAATCTTTCACCTAGATTTTCAACAACAATACCATCACTTCCCGCAAAAAATGCCAATACGTGTTCTAGGAAATATTGTTCATTTTCTGAAAGTTTTTCCCAGTCACCATAATCTTTAGAAAGGTCGACTTCTTCCGCCGTCCAAAATAGACCGAGTGCTTTTTTGTACATTTCCCAGATTTGGGGTTCATCTTTTCCGAGAAGTAGTGCGAAATTATTTGTTTTAGATTCCATATTTTATATACTTAGATTTTAATTTTTAAATTGGTTTAATTAAATTATAGATATATATATTATAGATATGAATGATTTAACGAATATTAGGTTAGAAAATTCGACACAATATAAAAAAATTATAATGTTATTTTTCGGGATTTTTACATTTCTAATGATTTTTTATTTTATCTCAGAAAAATATAGAATTGGATTAGTTTTGAATAAAATGGATATTTATAATAGTGTTTTAACCCTCAAAAACACACCGTTTAAAAAAAAAGATGGTTATAGATTATCTGATTATTATATTGCCAGTAGTTTTAGATCTACAGTTGGGAAAAATCAGATGTTTGATTACTGTTCTGAAAAAATTCTTGAAAATACTATAAAATCTGGTGCTCGTATGGTGTGGTTAGATGTTTTTAATAGTAATATGTCTGATAAACCTAATCCGGTTGTATGTAATGGTAAAAAGGAAGGAAGTTGGCAGGTTTCGTTGAATAGTGTTCCATTTGATTTATGTTGTTCTACTATAGCTAAAACTGCATTTACTTCTGGAATTGTTAATAACTATGATGATCCCTTTATTATTAGTCTAAATCTTAATACAAATAATAAATTGTATTGTCTTAAAAAAATCAAAAAATCTATACTAAAACATTTAGGTTCTAGACTTCTTGGAGTAGAATACGGATTTAATAAAGTTAATATGGGAGAAGTAGCTATTTCGAAACTATGTGGTGGAGATGGTAGGAAGGCAAAGGTAATCATAATGTGTAGCGAAGGGTTTGAAAATAGTGATTTAGAAGAAATCATAAACCATTCATGGGATAATTCTAAAATGAAAAAAATAGTTCATAAAGCAGTAGACCCTAATATTAAAGTAACAGAATATGTAAAAGAAAACTTAGCTTCATTAAAAAGTCATAATACAAACAATCTAACTATGATAACTCCAGAAGAAAATACACTCTTTACAAGACAGTATTTACCTACCTATTCTTTTGAAACAGGTTCTCAATTTATTTCTATGTATTATCAAAACCCGGATAAGTTTATGGAGGAATATCTAACTAAATTCAAAGATTATAGTTTTATTCTAAAACCAGATAAATTACGTTCTAAAGCATTCAAAAAAACAAATGTTTTAGAATTAGAAAATGAACAGAATGAAGAAATATTAAAATCTGGTGACAAAAACTTCTCTAATTGTCCTATAACTAAACAAAATAACACAAATAGTGATACAGTTTCTGAAATGGTTCTAAAGGAATCTGGTGAGGATAGGGGATTGTGTTTTATGACTACGAATAGATGTGATAATAAAGATAAATGGCTTAGTGTTGATTCTCATGGATTACATTTTACTATAGATGAGAATAGTAAAGACTTCCCTGGATTTAAAACAGGTGATAGTCATAATATAAATGCAGAACATAATAGTGAAACTGGTTCTAAAATGATGGATACCAAGGTTGGATTGTGTTGCTCTAAAAGAGAGAAAATAGATATAAAAAACCGACTTGTTCTTGCTCCTTCATGCGATTCCCCTGAGAATGATAAGGGATTGGTCGGGTTTAAAGTACATAAAGAAGAAAAAGAAAGACTTGGTAAAATTCTTACTACAACTTCTAATGAGGGCGATTATACCTGGACGCATGCTAAGATGTGTAATGCTCCTACTAAATCGTCTTTAGATAATACCCATTTCTGTCTTTTATCAGAAACAAATTGTCCACATTTTTATGATGAATTTAAAGTAGAAAACAATTATAAATTATGTTGTAAAAAATAATATACTATATTAGATATAATTATGAATACATATGATAATATTCATTCAATATACAGTGATATAGCATTAGATAAAAACAAAACATCTATTTCAAAATCAAAGGTAGCAAGTAGTGCATTTGAAAAATTATTAATGTATTTTTTAGACTGGAAGGTTGTATTTGGTGTATTTGGTTCTATTGTTATAGCTATAGCAATCGTTTCAGATAAATCTATACAATATTTAGAAGGACTAAATCGTTATAGTGAATATGGTTTAAAAATGATGAGTTTTTTTGTATATGGGTTAGTAATAAATTTATTTATAACCCTGTTTACACTTTCATTTTATTTTTATAAAAAAAAAATAGTTGGATCAAAGGGTCCAACGGGAGAGATGGGAGAAACGGGTCTACAAGGTGAAGATGATTTATGTGATATATGTAATCAGAAACCAGAACGGATTAAACGTAGTAAAAAATTAATGGAAACTACACTTGTAGAAGAACCAGAAAAATTAGAAGATTTAAATAAAACTAAAAGTGGATGGCATAAAGAAGAGGTTAAACTTAGAATAGGTAATAGTAACTATTGTAAGGATTGTGAATATAAAAAATATGTGTATAATCCCGATATTAACTACATGACTGGTGTTATTGCAAACTTTAATACTGATAAAAACAATATAAATAGTTTCCAATTTATATACAAAGATACCAATAATACAACTAAACTACAGGGTGGCAAAGATGGTAAGTGGGGTTCTAAAAAGGATAATGTTACAGAATTAATGTGTCCTTCTTCATCTGCTATATACAAAATAGAAAGTATGTACCTAGATTCAACACCTGATGCGAATTCTGCCATAAATGGTATCAAAATTCACTGCAAAGATATAAAAACAAATGCTGTAAAAACAGTAAAAAAAAATTCTATTGGTATAGATTTTGATGAAGGTAGCAGAGTGTTTAAACACACTAGTTTAAGTTGTAATGATAAGTCACTAAACGGTAAAACTATTAGTGGATTTTTAGCAGATGCTTCGGGTACCTATGACAAAAAAAGGCTAAATCAGATTACATTTACTAAGTGTAACTATTATTACTAGGCGTAGTATGCGAGTTCAGACTGAAAGGCAAGGTCCCAGAAATCGCAGTTTTTCGGTATTTTCCAGATGGGTTTATCTGGTGACACCTGGTAGGCCTCAAAGAAATAGTTTCTTCTTTCAGTTGAGTCTTTTTGTTCCTTTTTGGTCATGAACAGGCAATCTCTTTCCCATTTTGAGACAGGTTCGTATTCGTTGTAAATTTCAACCTTTTTCCCGTTGTGTCTCCCATACATTTTTGAGCTGTGTTTGTTGTTCGTAGAATATTTTTTGCCCCTTTCGAGAGTTTTGGTAGCTGTGCGCTTTTTTTGTTTTTTTTTGTATTCCCTTGGATTTGTTTTCCAAGGAGAAATTTGTCGGGTTGTCCTGGTGACTGTAGTTATACTTGTTGCAGTTCGAATCGTCGAGAAGGTTGTGGGGGAATTCATGATGCTTTCTGTTTTGTTATGTTCTGGTTTGTTCTTTTCTTTTCTGTTTTGTTATGTTCTGGTTTGTGTTTGTTGTGTAATAAGAATATACTATCCCTACAAAATCAATTTTTTTTTTTTTCAATAAAACGAAAGTTTTTAGAAACACTACAACTACAAAAATGCCCAATAGGAACACGCTGTTTATAGTTCGTCCAGTTCTTCACACATTTTGTAGAGCATCGGGTATCAATCTCTTTAATGAGAGGAGGTTTTGGATGAAACATTTA